GTTTACAAGACGACCGTCTCCTCCCAGCAGCTGCGCCAGGCGACCCTGTCCTGGACGGCCGTTAGCGACCTGATCGCGCGCATCATCGAGTCTCTCTACACCAGCGCCAACACGGACGAGTACTACGTCATGCGCTATTTCCTGGCCAAGTGCCTCCTCAACGGCTATATCGGCTCGGTGGAGATTCCCGCGATCGGCAAGGACAACGCCGTCGACATCGCCACGCAGTTTCAGTACATGTCCGACCTGTTTCAGTACCAGTCCACGAAGTACAACATGGCGGGCGTGACCACGCACACGGACTTCGAAGACCAGTACTTCATCGTGACGGCCAAGTTCAAGGCCACCATGAACATGAACGTGCTGGCCACCGCCTTCAACTTGGAATACCGCGAGTTCCAGGCGCGCATGATCACGGTCGACACGTTCACCGATTTCGACTGGGCTCGCATGGACGCGCTGTTCACCGACCCTGCCACCGGCCAGCTCGACCCGAACTACCACCGCTTCACGCAAGAGGAGATCACGCTGCTCGAGACCGTGCCGGCGGTGCTGGTATCCCGCGATTGGTGGATGGTGCTGGACAACTACGTGGAGTCCGCGCAGTGGTTCAACGGCGAAGGCCTGTACTGGAACCATTGGCACCATGTGTGGAAGACCATCAGCTGCTCGCCGTTCGGCCAGGCGGCCGCCTTCACCCCGACCGCCCCGACCATCACGAGCGTGACGGTCACGCCGGCGACCGCCACCCTTTCCAAGGGAGCCGACCTGCAGCTGTCTGCCGCGGTCGTCGGAACCGGCATCGTGAACCATGGCGTGCAGTGGACGGTGGCCGGAGGCGCGGCATCCGGCACGACCGTCACCAACGGCGGGTACCTGCATGTGGCGGCCAACGAGACGGCGACGACGCTCACCGTCACGGCAACCTCCATCCAGGACGGAACGAAGACGGGCGAATCCACCATCACCGTCACCGCATAGCCTATGTTCTGCCGAGGGCGGGATTCGTTTCCCGCCCTCCTTTCCGAAGGAGGTGAGAAATGTACCAGCCCAGCACGGAGATTCGGGTAGGGACGGTTCCGTGGAACCCGAACTACAAGCACGTTCGCTGGTATCCGAACCTGAACGCCCAGATGTCGGGCGTAGCTTCGTTCATGGACGCTCGGCGGACGATTTCAACCTACACGTACCAGCGCCTGGAATCTGCCATCGACGTGGACGGCAACCCCGAGCAGTACTACAATTACAACTACGTGATGTTCCAGAACGAGAACTTCGGGACTAAGTGGTTCTACGCGTTCATCACCCGCGCAGAGTACAAGACGGCCAACACGACGCGCTTGCACTTGGAACTCGATTACGTGCAGACCTACATGTTCGACTACGATATCAAACCGTGCTTCGTGGAGCGCGAGCATGTGAACGACGATGCGATAGGCGCTCACGTCAAGGACGAGGGGATCGATCCGGGCGAACTCAAATGCACGTACTCGGTGATCGACAACGAGGACATGGATTGCTACATGGTCGTTGCCAGCGCCGTGGAGCCGTTGAAGGACGGAACGTACGTTAACAACGGCGGGGACAAGTACATGGGCGTTACCAGCGGCACGAGCTTGTCGGTGTTTCTGACCGTGGACGACTTCAAGGGCTTCATGAAGGCGCTGTCCGACAACGGCCAGCAGGACGCGGTGAGCCAGGTCTACATGGTTCCTCGAGCGGCGATTCCGACTATCGTCAAGAAGTCCGACGGCTGGGGCTACTGGGTCGATTCGAACGCGGCGACCCCGCAGGTTACGAAGAACTACGCCCTGGGCTTCACCAACCTGGACGGTTACGTGCCGAAGAACAACAAGATGTTCTGCTACCCGTTCCAGTATGCGGAAGTCACCAATTTCACCGGAGCCGACCAGCAGTTCCGGCTCGAATTCTGCGGAACGCCCGGAACGCTGAGCTTGCAGAAGACGGGCGGCTGCGATGCGAACTCGCGTCTGGCCTACATACCGCTGAACTACAACGGGGTGAACCGCTTCGTCGAAGGCGCGGTGTACTTGGAGAAGTACCCCACTTGCAACTGGGTGTACCAGGCGTTCGCCAACATGCTCGGCGCGTCCCAGGCGGACACGTCGTTCGGCTTGTCGTTCAACTCGATGAGCCAGCTGCCCTACGTGAACTCCTTCATCGACTCCACGCAGAACATCATCGGAGGAGCCATGCAGGGCTTGGCATCCGGCACCGTCGCCGGGGCTGCCGCGAGCATGATCAACTCGACGATCAACGGCGCGCAAGACCTGACCAACACCTTCGCGAACTTCTCGAAGGCATCGAAGACCCCGAACACGCAGCGCGGAGGCACTAACTCGACTACCGCGCTCGTGAACTTCGGAACCTATACGATAGGCGTTCGCAAGTACACGTGCCGAGCCGAGATAGCGCGCCAGATCGACGACTTTTTGAGCGTGTACGGCTACAACGTTTCCGTCGTGAAAACGCCCAACATCACGGGGCGCGCTTCGTGGAACTACGTGAAGACCGTAGCCGCGAACATGAGCGGATCGGTTCCGGCCGGATACCTGGCGATGTTCAACAGGCTGCTCGATTCCGGAGTCACGTTCTGGCACACGGACGACGTGGGCAACTATTCTCTACCGAACAACATAATCTAAGGAGGTGCATATGAACCCTTTGCAAGTGCAAACCACCCCGTACGGACTACCGTGGGGATGCATGCCCAAAAACGCCAAGAAGAACCAGCGGGACATGGACAACGCGGCGATGAACTCGCAAACCATGTTCCTGTGGCAGATGCGACTGTACGAGCTGGCGATGAGCGTTTTCGAGTGGGAGAACCTGCCGGAGGGCATCAACGAGCGTCAGATCGAGTGGTGGCTCCTTCGCGACGGATTCTGCGTGTTCCTGCATGACGAGGATATCGCGCTCGACCCTGTTCAGCGCAGCCCGGAAGGCTACGCGATCATGCAGTGCATGTTGGAGGGAAACTTCGATATCTACTCGCAGCCGGTGAACCGCATCGCCTACTCGGTGATGGGCGTCAACATCCCGCTCACCATCGAGAACTCCGTGATCATCTGGAACTCCAACCTGCGCGTGCCTACCTGGTTCGCGCTCAACATGTACGCCAAGAAGCTGTGGGCTATAGACCGGGCGATCGACGTGAACGTGTACCAGCAGAAGACCCCGCGCGTGGTGAAATGCTCGCAGAAGCAGCGCCTGAGCTTCGAGAACATGATGGCGCAGGTGGACGAGTACAAACCCCTTATCATGACGGACAAGGACTTCGATCTCGAATCCATCGACATCCTCGACAACTCGTCTCCGTACGTCGCCGAACAGCTCTACGAACTCAAAGATAAGTACTGGAAGGAGGCGCTCGGATTCTTAGGGATAGCCAGCTCCGAGTCCAAATCGGAGCGCGTGATCGTGGACGAGATGCTCGCTTCTCTGGGAGGCACGGAGGCGCAGCGCCTTTGCCGTCTCGAGTCCCGCCAATTCGCGTGCAAGCAGATAAACGAGATCTTCGGGCTCGACGTTGACGTGCATTTCAGGGTTTCGGAGAAACGCCAAGAAGAGCAGTGGGCTATCGCCGACGGCGAGTTCGACGAATCGAAGTACGCCGAGGAGAACGGGATCGAGGTGAACGGCCGATGAGCAAGTACAGCTTGCAGCTTCGCTGGCTGGTCGAACAGACGCTTGCCGATGCGAAGCTGCCGAACATCGAAGCCAACTGGCATGCTGCTTACGACAAGCTGGGCTTGGCCGACTATCCGATCTTCGACGAGACGTACCGCGAGACGCTGAACAACAAGATCATACGGCACTATTTCATGTACGAGATCGGAGCGGAGACCTCCGGGCTATTCCGAATGTTCGTGCGCGATGCGATGTTCATGATCATGCCGTACTACAACCAGTTGTATTTGTCGGAGATCACGGCGAAGGGGATCCAGCCCCTCATCGACCACACGCGGACGATCACGGAAGACGCGACCGGCACCGCCTCGAATGCCGCGAACACCAGCGCGACTTCGACCAGCAACGCGCAGGACATTTTCAGCGACACGCCTATGAGCGCGCTCAACTTCGACAACATCAAGGCGGGCAACTACGCGTCCACCGCAGACTTCACCGACGCTTCCACGACCGATTCCGGCAAATCGGATTCGAGCGGCAGCTACGACAACAAGCTGTCGCGCACGGAGACCGGGCATGACAAGGCGGAATCCGAACTGCTCTTGATTTGGCGAGACACGTTCGTTAATATAGACCGTGACGTAGTGGAAGACAAAGCGCTGCGCGAATGCTTCATGACGATATGGTAAGGAGGAGCGCATGAACCAGCCCACACCGGACGTAGCGCCGTTTCGCTACTACGTGCAGATGGTTCTGCCGGCCGTCTACGGCGACGAGCTGAGCTATTACGAGGTGCTTGCGAAGGTGACAGAGAAGCTCAACGAGGTGATCGAGAACCTGAACAAGCAGGGTCAGAACGTGAAC